GACCATTACGGCTACATCCCAAACATTATTTGATGGCGAACGAGTCGCCATTATGAAATTTTACGCATCAATGAGCACAACAGAAAATGAGTCTGCTGTTGCAAAAGTTACGCCCTCGTCGCTTGCTCCTTCGGCGGCTGGTGGTGCTTGTGATGCCGTGACTATTTTAAAATGCACGGCAATGACGCACGGCTTGGAAGTCCAAATGAATTGGAAAGCAAGCACACCAGTGGTTATTGAAATAATCCCGCCAAATACAAATTACACGCAAGACTATTCAGGTTTTGGCGGTTTATGGAACAACGCAGGCACAGGCAAAGATGGCGTGATTACCTTCACAACCCTTGATGGTTCTGCTGGTGATGCGTACACGGTCATTCTTGAGATGCAAAAGCATTACGTTAATCCATTGGGTTAATCATGCCAAGCAAGTCACCTGCTCAACATCGCTTGATGGAGGCGGTCGCACATAATCCTGCGTTTGCCAAGAAGGTAGGCATTTCTCAAAAAGTCGGCAAAGAATTTGCCAAGGCCGATGAGGGCAAGAAGTTCAAAGGGGGCGGCTTGTATGACAACATCAATGCAAAACGTGAAAGAATCGCTGAAGGCTCTGGCGAAAAGATGCGCAAAGTTGGTAGCAAGGGTGCGCCAACGGTTGACGCCTTCAAGCAATCAGCAAAAACCGCCAAACTAAAAGATGGTGGGCCCAGCCTTGCAATTGGCCGTGGAGAAAAACTTCCAGAGTCGAAGGGCGCTGGCTTAACTGCCAAAGGTCGGGCAAAATACAACCGTGAAACTGGATCGCATTTGAAGGCCCCCCAGCCTAAAGGCGGCGCTCGAAAAGACTCTTTTTGTGCTCGGATGTCTGGCGTTGTAGAACATGCAAAAGGGGACGCACCACGCGCTAAAGCATCGCTAAAGCGGTGGAATTGCCCCGGCTGGTAAAGGAAAAATTATGGCAAAGACCCTATCTCCATTTGAAGAAGCTTTTGCTAAAGCACGAGCCGATGGCAAAAAAATATTTGATTTTCAAGGTTCAAGTTTTACTACTGAAACCAAAGAAGATAAAGCCAACCAAAATCTTGCATCAGGCCGAGCAACTCAAGCAAAATATCCCGGCCAAGGCAGGCCAGCTTCATCGTATGAACCAAGTGCAATGAAAACTCCTGCACCAACAGAAAAACCTCTTGTCAGATTTGGTTCTGATGAGGACTGGACTTCTGCCGCTTCTAATGCGCTCCCAATAGCAAAAATTCCAAAAATTGTTTCCAATTTATACAGGGCGTTTAAATCAGAAAAACCTGATACAAGTACTTCAGCAAGGAAAGAGCCCGTTTTTGATAAATCAGAAAAACCTGACACTAATACGTCAGGAAAAAAAGACCCTACCTTTGATTCTTCAAAATCTACAGACACTGGCCCAAATGGGCCCAGTATGTGGAACAAAGGAGAAGAAAGAGTCATTCCAAAAAGAAAATCAAACGATCCTTCGTTTAACGAAAATTTAAATTCTTTTTTTCCAGAAAGTAGAATTGAACCAAAACTTCGACATGGAGGAAAAGTAGAAAAAAATGGAAAAATAAATCTTATGGCATGCGGGGTCAGTACGCATAAACCCAGCAAAAAAAATCCTAATTGGTAAAGGAAAAATCATGGAATACAGTCCTGCGGCAAAAATCAATAAATCTCCAAAAGAGAAATTGGCTTTGATCAATGCTCCTGTGCCTTCTTACAACAAAGACGCAGTAGACAAAGAAATCAAACGCTCCAAAGACAAAATTGGTTCTTCTGAGTCAAAAGCAATTCATTCTTTGTTGCAGGGTCGGTATGCTAAAGGTGGAAAAATTAGCACTGCTCAAAACCGCAATTCAAAGTGCAAAGATTGCTGGTAAGGAAATGCCATGTCAAGCAAAATAAATACAAGCAATTTGTCTGATGGTGAACGCACACAATCTGAAAAGTTCAATGCTGACGTTGCGAGGATGATGGCCAGAAACAAAGAAACTGCAAGACAACAAAACGAGGCTAGGGCAAAAGCTTCAGGCCCAACACCTCCAAAACTTACACTTGCACAGTTGGAAAAACAGCATTCAGAAATGAAAAAGCGGCATCAAACGCTTGGTGGCTCTAATTGGCAATACGCCGACCGTGATCAAAACATGAGCCCACAAGAGCAAGAAGCAAAAAAATTAGAAGCCAGCATGCTTGACGTTGGTCGGCAGATGCGTCAATTAAAAACCAAAGATGACAACAAAAGTTACTCCAAAGGTGGGAAAATAAAGTTGAAATCTGGCGGTGCTTCCACGGCTCCAAAAGGTAAAAAGAACACAAATTGGTAAGGAAACACCATGGCATACAGTGGAACCGTTGGACAAACAGTTGTCTCAGTACAAAAATTCATTGACCAAGGGGCCCGGATGTCGGGCAAACTTGCCGAAGAATTGACTGTTGAGCAAGTCCAAGGCTCCAAACAAGCCTTGTTTTTTATTCTGTCCAACCTGATCAACCAAGGCATCAATTACTGGTGCATCAGCAAGAAGGTTTACGGCCTCAAGGCTGACCAGTACGAGTATTTGCTACCCTTGGGTGGCAACGACGTATTGAACGCGCTGTATCGCACTTTAGCGCGCCCCAGTGGCTCGGGTTATGCCTCGTCTGGCAACGCAGGATTGGCCTTTGACAACGACGTAACGACTTCAGACGCGCAGACAGCAATCAATGGGTACATTGCCATCAACTATGGCAACACGCCCGTCTATGCTGGTTCTATTGGAATTTTGCCTGCCACCTCTGGTTCATTCCACATTTTGCTTGAATGGTCAAACGATGGATCGACGTGGACTTTGCTTGAAGACACTGGCGTTGAAACATGGGTAAGTGGTGAGTGGCTGTGGTACGACATTGATCCCGGCCAAACTTGCACCTACTACCGCATGCGCGAGACAGGTGGCGGCACACTCAATGTGGCCGAGTTCTACGTTGGCAACAATTCAACTGAAGTCACCATGGCTCGTTTGAACCGTGACGATTACACCAACCTGCCAAACAAAAATTTCACTGCCAACCAACCGTATCAGTATTGGTTTAACCGCACAATCCCGCAATCAAAAATTGTGTTGTGGCCAGCCCCGTCCGATCCGTTTGTGCAGATGACCATCTGGTACTCACGCCAAGTAATGGACGTGGGTGATCTGTACGACGAATTAGAAATTCCTCAATATTTTTATCAAGCAATTCAAATGATGCTGGCTCACCAGATGAGCCTGATTTTGCCCGGTGTTGATTTGGCGCGCACTACGTACCTTGAAGGCCAAGCAGACAAATATTTCAACATGGCCGAAAACGAAAACCGCGACAGATCACCGATCTACTACGCCCCAAATATTTCCGTCTACACGAGGTAAAGCATGCCTCGTTTTTTAAACACCGAAGGCAATGCACTAATTGCAATTTTCATTTGCGATCGTTGTCGCATGAAACGCGCAATTGTGGAAGCAATGCCTGACCCAAACTTTCCGGGTCTCAAGGTGTGCCAACAGGGTTGTGCCGACCAAAAAGACCCGTACCGTCTGCCTGCTCGTAAAACCGAGCGCATTGCGCTACAGTTTCCAAGGCCCGATGTCAGTGTGGCGCTTGACCCCAATGACCTCCTTACTCAACCTAGTGGCGGTTACATTCTGAGCACAGAGCAAAATACAACGACTCCTGCTCAGACTGGTAACCAAGACACAATTGGATTGCAACCTTGATATGCCACAACTATCGATTACCCAACTCCCACAGGCTGGCGCTTTAACGGGCTCAGAGCCACTGCCAATTGTCCAAAATGGTGTGACGGTACAGACGACTGCGGGTGCAGTTGCTGGCGCGGCCGCATTGAATTACCCGTTTGTGACTTTTGGTTCAACCGCAGGCTTGACACAAGCACGTCAGATCACAGCAGGCTCAGGCATTTCACTGGCCGATGGCGGCGTTGGAAGCACCCTTGCAGTCAATTTGACGGGCGCGGCACTTTCATTAAACAGTTCAGGCACCGGGATACAGGTCAAGACGGCCTCAAATACGGTCACAGCGCGCACTTTGGCTGTTGGGACAGGGCTGAGTATTGCCGACGGCAGTGGCGTCTCTGGCAACCCTACAATTAGTCTTGGCACCCTGTTGCAACAACTGGTGTCTTTGACTGGCACAGGAATTTTGGCCCTTCAATCTGGGTCTCCAGCCAAAGTTACGTTTCAAGGCACTACTAGTCAGATCAGTATTGCCAACGGTGATGGTGCCAGCAATCCAGTAATTGCTATTGCCAGCGACCCAGTTTTGCCGGGCACTGGAAGTGTAACTTTGCCTATTGGAACGTCAGGACAGCGTTCTGGTTCTGCTGGTGCTATTCGATACAACTCCAGTCTTCAACAGTTTGAAGGCCAGACCAACACGGGTTGGAATCAGTTTTCTTTGACTGGTGGTGTGACGGCGTTTAGTGCAGGAACCACAGGTTTTAGTCCAAACACTGCTACCACGGGCTCTATTACCTTGTCTGGCATTTTGAATGCGGCAAATGGCGGTACTGGTGCGGCCACTTTGACGGGCTACGTGTACGGCAACGGCACAAGCCCAATGACGGCTTCTACTACGATTCCCACCACCGCATTGAGTGGCACGATTACCAATGCTCAGTTGGCCAACAGTTCTTTGTCTTTCAATGGCGTGACCGTGTCTTTGGGTGGATCGGGAACCATCACCGCCACGGCTACCAATGCATTGACCATTGGTACAGGTTTGTCGGGCACCAGCTACAACGGCTCGACCGCCGTGACGATTGCGATCGACAGCACCGTGGCCACATTGACTGGCACGCAGACACTGACCAACAAAACCATCAGCGGTGCAAGCAACACGCTGACCAACATTGCCAACGCAAGTCTGACCAACTCCTCTGTGACGGTCGGAACAACTGCAATTGCTTTGGGCGCTTCAAGTCTTACCTTGGGTGGGTTGACTACGGTAACCGTCACTCAAGACCCAGTCAGTGCGTTGCAGTTGGCCACCAAGCAGTACGTGGATGCACTTTCGCAAGGCCTTGATCCAAAAGCATCATGCATTGCCGCCACAACGGTAAACATTACGTTGTCTGGCGCACAAACAATTGACGGTGTGGCGTTGATTGCTGGGGATAGATGCTTGGTTAAAAACCAAACGGCGACGGCAGACAATGGCATCTACGTGGTATCTGCAAGCGCATGGACTCGCTCTACCGACATGGACATATGGGCCGAAGTGCCCGGCGCTTACACGTTCATTGAGCAAGGAACCACTTGGGCTGATACAGGCTGGGTATGCACCTCAAACGCAGGCGGCACCTTGGGCACGACTCCCATCACTTGGGTGCAATTTGCTGGGGCAGGAACTTATTCCGCAGGTACAGGCCTGACACTGACTGGCACGCAGTTCAGCATCACCAACACTGCGGTGACTGCTGGCGCTTACGGTTCTGCAACGCAGGTTGGAACTTTCACCGTCAATGCACAAGGTCAGTTGACCCTTGCAGGCAATACAACGGTCACTCCAGCGGTCGGATCGATCACTGGTTTGGGTACAGGTGTGGCAACTGCTTTGGCGGTTAACACAGGCTCTACTGGTGCTTTTGCAGTGATGGGTAGTGCGGCATCATTTACCACCGTTGCATCGACCATTGCGACTGGCACCGCACCGTTCACCGTGGCAAGCACAACGCAAGTTGCAAACTTAAATGCGGCGACCGCTGGAACAGCAACAAACGCAACCAACATGGCAATCACGGCCGCCTCAAGTGGGGCGACCAACTACTTGACTTTTGTAACTGCGACTTCCGGGAATCTCCCACAATTGGTAAACTTGTCGATAACCGCAAACGCCGCAAATGGCACCATCACAGGTGGTATTGCTGGCGGCGCTTTCTAAGGAAAAAACATGGCACAAAGTGGATACACCCCAATCCTGATCTACGCAAGCGGCACGGCTACAAACGTGCCCTTGGCGGCAAACATGACCAGCAGTGCATCGGGCGCTGAATTGGGACTGAACTATGCCGACGGCAAGCTGTACTACAAGGACAACGGCGGCAACGTGCAGGTCATTGCCACAAAGGGTGCTGGCACGATCGGTGGCTCAAACACGCAAATCCAATACAACAACAACGGCGCGTTGGCTGGCAATGCTGCAATGACGTTCAACAGCGGAACCAACACCGTTACGCTGACCACGTTGAACCTCACCAACGCCCTTGGCGCGACCTATGGCGGCACTGCACAGTCTGCCTATGCCCAAGGTGACGTGCTGTACGCATCGGCCACCAACACGCTGTCCAAGCTTGGTATTGGCACTGTCAACTACATCTTGACATCAACTGGCTCGGTTCCTCAATGGTCCGCGCCTTCCAGTATCGTTGTCCAAACTGCCAACAACCTTGCTGGTGGCGCTGCCGGGTCGGTCCCGTACCAGTCCGCAGCCGACACGACCACCTTCCTGTCGATCGGCGCTGCAAACCGCGTCATGACCTCGTCTGGGTCCGCGCCCCAGTGGGTGACCGCTCTGACGGGCCTGACGGGCGTTTCCAGCTCGTCGATCACCAACACCAGCCTGACCTCTGGCCGGGTGGTTTACAGCGGTACAGGCGGCCTTGAGACTGATTCTGCAAACCT